ACAAGGACAATCCATTCCTGCCTGAGTCTATTAAGAAACAGATTGAGGACTTGAAACGAACTGATGAGGCTCAGTATCAAATCTATGCCTTAGGTGAGAAAGCCATATCCAAGAGTAACATCTACTCCAATTGGACATTTGTCAAGCACAGGCCTGCTAAGTTCACATCCTTTGTCTATGGCCTTGACTTTGGATACAATCACCCCACTGCATTGGTTAGGGTATACTGGAGAGATAAGGATCTATACATTGAACCTGTAATCTATGAAAGTTACTTAACCACAACTGACTTAATAGCACGCATGGATCAGTTAGGCATTGAGAAGAGTGTCAACATCCTTGCTGATTATTCACGACCAGAGATCATTGCTGAAATAGACAGGGCAGGATACTACATTGAAAATGCCAACAAGGTAGTCAAGCAAGGTATCAACAACATCAAGTCCTTTGGTATATTCTGCGAGGATCATCCTCAACTTAAAAAGGAGTATGAAAATTACAAGTGGAAAAAAATAGGTGATACGATCACTGATGAGCCTGTCAAACTTTGGGATGATGCAATGGATGCCATCCGATATGCTGCCACTCATATCAAGGAGGAATACTTTACAGATGACTCATATATGTCCTTCTAACAGGATGCCAACTGAAATACAATATAGGTATGGCAATGACAATCATAGCAGAACCTCAAGATTTCACTCCTGCTTACAATGAGTGCAAGTTCATAACTGACTCCACCAATAAGAACCTGGATGGCTTCCGATATATCTTTGAGATATTTGAATCAGGCACAGCTAATAGGATAGGATACTACAAGGCATTACCAACCTATGGCACAGGATATGGGGAGCAGGACTTGAGTAAGCTCTTGAGCAACATGGTGAGCTATGACTTCAATCCCACAATCACAACCTTTTATGATGCGGCTAACTCATATTACAAGTATGATGTTAAGATAGGTGAGGAGTATATCTACACATTATCTTACACAGCTTCATTGGTGAACAATGGAGGCAATGTTCGTATCACAGCAACGCATGCCTTTCAAGTTGGTGATCAGCTCAACATAACACAGGCAGACTTAGGTGTGGCTAATCCAGGAGTAGAAGGATTGCATACAGTGATTTCAATCACAGGCACAACTAACTTCACCATCAATGCTCTATGGTCAGAGGTGACTGATGCGACTATCAATGGAAGTATCAAGTATGCTGACAATAGGAAGGATATTAACCTTAATGAGATTAGCACCATAGACAAGTATGTATTCAATGGAGCTATTCCTTGGATAGATATGCCATTCTATGATCAGACTGACTACACACTTGATAACACATCTGGATTGTGGCTCACTGATCAACCCTTCACATTTAGCTGTACATTAGGGCAGGACTTATGGCTCAACCTTAAGGATAACGGATTGCAACTCAATGAGAGAGTGTACTTCACTAATGATGATGGCGATGTGTTCTATAAGAGCATATCAGGAGGTGACTATATCAAGGGTGTGGCAGTTGGGCCTAACAACTATGGCTCACTTACCTTAGTGAGTGGCACAGCTCCACTTGTCAAGCAGGACACTAAGTGGTACACTGTGACCTACTATGATGGAGCTATCATTCCAACAGCTAAGTCAGCAACTTACCGTATCAACATAGATACAAGGACATTAATCTCTGAGAGTCATATCTTATTCCTTGACCGTATGGGCTCATGGAGTAGCTTTGCATTTCAGCTTAAGAGTTATGAGAAGGGAACTATCAAGAGAGAAACATACAACAAGGATGTTCCTGGATATGTTAGCTCATCACAGTGGAAGTATAACACATGGGAACAAGGTCAGACTAACTTTAATACTCAGGTAACTAAGACCTATGACTTAAATACTAATTGGATGAGTGAGGCTGAGGCTAACTACTTCCAACAGTTATTAACATCTCCTCAGACTTATGTTAAGAACGTAATCTATAGAATCACTGAGGACTTAGATAACCTATATGATGAGAGTGGATGTATCATCCATATCCCTGAGTCAACTGAGTATGTGAGCTGTAATGTTCTCAACACTTCATTTGAGGTATATAAGCAACGCAACAACAACCTAATAAAGCAGTCAATACAAGTAAGGTTATCTAACAACGACATAATCAATGGTTAAGATAGTACTTGAGACAGGAGTCTTAGATGTATCAGAGAAGACTAACTTCCCTGTCACGTTCAACATAGGGGATATAAGAGACCTATCTGCAAGGAAGGGCACATTCTCTAAGAGCATAACTCTTGAGGGAACTAAGAACAATCATGAGCTGTTAGGACATTATTATGATGTGAATATCCAAGCAGGTACATTTAACATCAACACCTTGACTAAGTGTCAAGTCATCCAGGATGGGATACCTATCTTAGATGATGCACTCTTGCAGTTGGTAAGTGTTAACAAGGTGCAGAACAATCACAGCTATGAGGATGAGGTAACATACACTGTACTCATCAAGGATAGTAGAGCTGAGTTCTTCTCTGCCATCACTAATGTGAACTTGACTGACTTAGATTTCTCAGACTTGAACCATGCGTTCTCATCTACTGATATAGTGGCTTCATTTCTTAACACAGTGACAGATGGGTATAAGTACGTGATGCCAGATTGCACAGGTACTAATATCTATCAAGCTAATGAGTTCAAGCCTGCCATCTATGCAAAGACTTACTTTGATAGGATATTTGCAACAGCAGGATTCACTTATACATGGGCAGGATTAACAGATGCCCACTTCGATAAGCTGTTGATACCTTATAATGGTGATGTTAATAATCAGAACTATGATGACTATAGGGTTGATGCAACTAACACATGGATAACAAGCTATGTTCAACCTACAGGAGTTAACGCAACATTTCAAGAGGATATTGACTCAGGATGGACAGAGGTGCTTGATGCACAATCATTGTTTAATCCTGTCAATGGAGAGTACAGCTCACCGTTCAACACGACTAATGGCTTCACAGCTGAGACATATAACTATGATCTACAGATAGGAGGTAGTATCATCCTTGACAATAACAGTGGAGGGAATGCTGAGCTTGCTCATGTGGGAGGTACTGATGTTAAGAACAAGTACAGAGTTTTTGCTCAAGTGTTTGTGCAAGGCTATGGTAACATTAAAGTGTATGGCATATCAAGTGTGACAGTAGACTATCCTACAGCATCACCATTACCAACAGGCAACACTACTATCTTGACCTTTGCTGAGACAATATCTCTTGTAGGTATCACTAATGGACTTGGGCCATATATCAGTGCAGGAGATATACAAATATTATCTATAGGGGTTGATGTATTTCAGACCTATGACAATGGCTCATTCCCTGGCATACCTACAACAGACAACTATTGGATAGCAACAGGTGGAGGATTCACTCTTGTTGATGTTAATGTTGTGCTTGACTTAGCATCCATCAACATGGTGATATTGCCAAGTAACAACGTGCAGACTACAGGAAGTACTCTGATTGTGAATCAGTATGTACCTGTTGAGATTAAGCAATCTGATTTTGTTAAGTCAATATTTCAGATGTATAACTTATACGTTGAGCAGGATATTGATAACCCGTATAACCTAATACTAAGACATCGAGATGAGTACTATGACTCAGGAGCAGAGAAGGATTGGAGTGAGAAGTTAGCTAAGGATAGAGCTCAAGAGTTAATGTTCCTTCCTGATGTGACTAAGAAGAAACTGAAACTCACCTATGCACCTGATGAGGATACACATAATGTACTATACACTCAAGCAACAGGAGAGATATATGGACAGATTGAGTACACCTTTGACAATGAGTATGTCAAGGATGTAGAGACTCAAGAGTTACTGTTCTCACCCACCCCTGTGACTAAGACATTGTTTGGAGCTTATGTTCCTGCAATAAATGGAGCTGCACCTAACACTAACATCCGTATTTTATATGATGGAGGCTTAGGTACATGCCAACCTTATGACATAATAGACTTTGGCACAACAGGAGAGATAGGCTTAACTGACTATCCTATGCTTGGTCACTTCAATGATCCATTGTATCCTACCTTTGATATTAACTTTGGTACTAATGATTACTACTTCTATGAGGTAGGAAGTCTGACAGCAAACAACCTTTATAACCTATATTGGAGGAGGACTGTCAATCAGATAAACGTAGGCAAGATGTTGATAGCTATGTTTGACCTCAATGAGGTAGATATACAAGCTCTCAAGCTCAATGATAAGATATACATTGATAACTCATGGTGGAATATTAACAAGGTGCAAGATTACAATGCTAATAACAATAGCTTGACTAAGGTCGAGTTGATAAGCATAGATACTGAGATTGACTTAGCAAGATATAAGACAGCCAATGGCAAACCGATAGGAGATATCATCACAGCTGTAGGAATGGATTCTATATTTAAGAAGAGTGCTCAAGTCAACAACGTAGTACTACCTGGAGCAGATGTTATTGTCTTAGGTAAGGGCAACGTGGTAGGCTCAGGAGTTAAGGCATTAGTCATAGGTGATGGACAAGTTGTTGACAATGATGGAATAGTTACTAACAACTTGACAGTTACAGGGATTATCAATGGTGCTCCTGTTGTGAACTATAAGAAGTATATTGCTACATTGCTACAGTCAAGCACAACTGATCCACTGGCTACAGTGCTTGAGAACACTATAGGCAGTATTGTGTGGGATAGGTTATCAACAGGATACTATAGAGGCACATTATCAAGTGCATTTACATCTGCAGATACAACATATATCTCAATCACAGGAACAGTTGATCCTGGACTTGTGACAGCATATTGGTATAACTCAAGCCAAATAAGAATATATACAAGAGATACATCACTTGATGCTCTTGCGGATGATTTATTAACATATTCAACAATCGAAATAAGAGTTTACTAAAATGAATGAAGTAGAAATACCCCTCAAGATAACAGGCATAGCAGAACTCAAGGCAGAGCTAAGAGGACTGCAAGGTGCTATTGCCTCAGCTACTGATCCTGAGCAAGTGGCTCAACTATCCATGCAAGCGGGTGAGCTTAGAGATAGAATCAAGGATGCTAATGAGGCAGTCAATGTCTTTGCATCGGGCTCTAAGTTTGAGCAGGTTAGTAACTCATTAGGAGGTATCAAGGACTCATTGATGAGCTTGGACTTTGAAGAGGCACAGCAGAAGGCTCAAGTGTTCAGTCAGATAATAGGCAACCTTAATCCAGGTGAGATAGCTAAGGGCTTCAAGGGATTTATGGGAGTGCTTAGTACTATGGGAGGAGCATTTGTTAAGTTAGGGATGACTATCT